AGTCGTTTCTAAAAGCGGTGTCTGGGTAAAAGTTAAATTAGATCCATGATTATACCTGAAGAAATATTAAGATGTAGAGACTGGATTGAATCAGCTCTAAAGAAGGGCGGAGGTACACACAGTTTTCTTGATGTTGTAGAAGGTATTTTAAGTGGTCACATGCAATTATGGCCAGGTAAAGAAGGATGTGCAGTAACGGAGATCGTGGTTTATCCTAACAAAAGAGTCTTGCATGTTTTCCTCGCCGCAGGCAAGCTTGAACAAATTACAAATATGCATTCCGACGCGGTAGAATGGGGTAAAGGGCAGGGGTGCGAAGGCATGACACTCGTGGGACGAAAAGGCTGGAAAAAAGTACTAGGAGATAAGGGTTGGGAAGAACAACACACAGTTTTAGCAAAGGAGTTTTAAATGAGTAGCAAAGGCGGAAGTACAAACCAATGGACAGATATACCAGATTGGGTTAAAGACCCCACGGTAAGAAACATAGCCAGGGCGGAAGATGTTCAAAACATCGGGTATATGCCTTGGCAAGGACCGGATATTGCAGCAATCAACCCGAATCAGCAAGCAGCAATGCAAGCTAATATCGGTGCAGCGGAAGCCTTTGGTTTAATGCCAACAGGATCATTAACACCAATGCAGGGTATGCCCGCACCAACAACTTATGCAGACGGAACGCAAGGTTATTCAGGTATGCCTCTTTTTGAACAAGCTAAAGCCGATTTAGCAGCAAGTCAACCAGGCGACGTAGCTAAATATGACGCTTTATATTCTTAGGAGATAATTATGGCAGGTGGACCACAACCAGGCGGGATTACAACTAATCCGAACATTAATCAATTAGCTGCTCAAGGCATCGCCGGGTCGGGAATAGGCTCTGCAGCAGGTATGGGGTATAACCCTAACTCTGTTACAGCAGGTCAATTGGCCGGCAACGATATGTCCGCTTACATGAACCCTTATACTCAACAAGTTATTGATACTAATCAATCAGATATTTTAAGAGGTGCGGATATTGGGATGGACGCCTTAGGAGCACAAGCTCAAGGCGCTTCTGCCTTCGGTGGAGCTAGACATGGTATTGCCATGGGCGAAATAGGACGTAATACATTAGATCAACTCGCTAGATCTTCAGCAGGATTAAGACAGCAAGGTTATCAACAAGCACAACAAGCAGGGTTATCCGATATTAGTAATAAAATGGCAGCAGATCAATTCAATGTGCAATCTGGATTACAAGGCGCACAACAAAGATTAGGTGCAGCAGGTCAATTAGCAAACATATCAAATCTAGGTTTTGGCATGGGACAACAAGTTACAAATAACTTAGCTATGCAAGGTGCACAACAACAAGCAATGCAACAAGCATTAATTGATTCAGGTAAAAGTAGATATGAAGGTTATGTTGGACATCCTGGGCAAGGCCTGGCTTACCCAACTGCTGCACTAGGTGCTTCTCCTGTTCCTACATCTACAACGAAATCGAGAGATCCAGGTTTATTCGATTATCTAACTCTTGCAGCTACTGCAGCAGGACCAATAATGGCAGCATCTGATCTAAGACTTAAAACAAATATCACGAGATTAGGTAAGCTTAAATCCGGCTTAAATATTTATCAATGGGATTGGAAGGAAGGCGCTAAAGAGTTTGGTGCTGATATGAATCATACAATAGGCGTAATTGCACAAGAGGTTAAAGAATTATTCCCTAAAGCAGTTATGAAGATGGATAACGGCTATTATGCTGTTGATTATGCACAACTAAGGTAAATATGGCTCAACATGATGAGGCGTTCAGTGATTACTATAAGTCCATGGCAGATCTTGGTTATAGTCAACTTGAGGCTGCTAATAAGTTAGCAGCCCAATATGATATTGAGCCCATCGAACCTTTAGAAGGTCTTGATGAAACGAAATCATTCCTTGTTAAAGACCACAACTGGAACGACGGCTCTTCTCCTGTAGTTTACGGGGATCAACCTGTAGTAGAACCAATAGCAGATAATTCAACGAATCTACCGGATAATTGGTTTACTAATTTAGGACCGGGTGGACTAATGGACACTGTTGCACAGCATTATGTTCCTGCTTTTGGCATTATGCGGAACCTTGATGCTATGACCGACGATACCAAACGTCCGGGTACGTTATTTGGGATTTGGGATAAAGTGAGCAACTGGTATGATACAGAAGATCCTTTGGGTCTGCTTGGTACGACAGAGAATTCAGGATTATTCGACGAAGCGCCTTGGGACGAAGGAAGTTATACCTCTGTCCCAGGAGGTTATAGTTATGGAACAATTGATGGTATCGGGGTAGAAGACCCTAACTAGGAGAAATTATGGCAAGAATTGATGATATTTTACAAAGCTTAGGCGGATTATTAGGCATGGGAGGAGAAGATAAACAAAACCAAGCCATGTCTTTAGGTCAGGGCCTAATCGGAGGTCAAGGACCTTATGAAGAATTAGATTCCTTTAATTTTTCTCAACCTGTTAATGTGCAACCGGTAGATCCTCTTATGCAAGACTTTAAAAAGTCACAGGATTTCTCGATGACAGACCCTGATGCTACTGCTGGTGAGGTTATCACCGGACACCCCTCGTTAGTCGACCCTGATGTAGAAATAGCCCCTGACCGCCGCACAGATAAGGACAAGCTTTCCATCTTAGATGCAGCAACAAGAGCGAAGGTCTTAGCTGGTGATTTAACATTAGCCGACGCAATAGCCCCACCGGGAGAGTTTTTAAAAGGCCCCGACGGTCAAATGCAAACTCTTTTGAAGAAATCTAAAGACTTAAAGGGTAAAGATAAGGAAGGATTTCTAAAGAAATTATTTAATAACAGAGAGTCTATGATTCAATTAGCTTTAGCTTTTAATACAATGAGATTAGAACCTGATGCAGGTCTTGCTAAAGCATTAGGTACAGAATTAGCCTCTATACGTAAAAATAGCGCAAAGAGTAATCGAACATACGAGATACTTAAAAAGACGCACCCTAAGCTTTATGCAATGGTTCAAAGCGGCGAGGTATCATTAAAAGAGGCAATTAATATTGCTAAACTTGAAAAACGGGATATTAATGTTGGCTCTATACCTAAAGACTATCAATTGATTCAGAAAGACGGAAAATCTTATATGGAGGTTATCCCAGGAAGTAAAACAGCAAGAGAATTAGAAGCACAAGAAGGTCAACAGGTTCGTAAGATAGGAAGTCAACAAGATAAAACGAATCTTATCGGCAGTGAGGTTGATAAAGCGATCGAGATGCTTAGCTCAGAGGAATGGGCGTCAGGAGTTAAAGGCGCATTCGTTAGAGAACACGGAGGCTTCTTAGCAGCCTCAAGTCCTGCGATCAATTTAGAAGCGACAATTACTTCTATTAAGGCTAACATTGGTTTTGATAGATTACAAGTAATGCGAGAGGAATCACCTACCGGCGGTGCATTAGGTCAAGTGGCTGTTCAGGAATTAGTAGCATTACAAGCTACTCTTGGTAGTTTAGACCTTAGACAAAGTCCAGAATTAGTCATTGCAACATTAAAGAACGTCAAAGCTACTTATGATAAAAACATGGCTATTGTCTTGCAACAATATGGTGCAGAAGAAATGAGGAAATACGGCGTTCCTGTACCAGGGGAACAAAATAACAATGATCCATTAGGAATTAGATAATGCAAATAAAAGAATTCAGAGAACAGAATCCACAATATGAAGATATGTCTAATGCCGATCTAGGCTTTGGATTATGGAACAAACATTATAAAGACGATATGAATGCTTGGGAGTTTGCAGAAACTTTCGGTTTAAATGCTGATGATGTTGCATCAATGCGTCAACAAGGCTTAGGTCAAGGTCTTTCCGAAGTTGATATTGCAGGTGAGTTAGCTGAAACGGATGTAGATGTGGCGCAACCTACTGCTGTTTTAAATTCACAGACTTTAGGTTTAGGCGATGTTGTTAGTGGTGCTATAATGGCTACACAACAAAAGCTTTCCGATCCAGATAAGGATTGGTCTGACTTATATTCTAAGAACAAGCAATACGCAAGGAGTCAATTAGAATCATACAGAGAACAATATCCGACTGACGCATTAAAGGCTGAGGTAATGGGTGCATTTGCTAGTCCAGCAGCAGCGATAAAGTTACCTGGCTTTTTAGGTTCATTACCAACGAGTATGCAAGCAATGATACGTGGCTTTACAGAAGGAACAATCTATGGCGTAAACGAAGCACAAGATAACAAGATGGCAAGAGGTTTAGAAACAGGCGTGGTCTCAGCATTTATGACAGGTGGAATGGATAAGCTAATCCGAACACTTAAGCCTGCATCAAAAACAGTTAAGAGTTTAATGACTCTTAGAAAGAACCCAACTGTTGCAAATCTTAAATCAGCAAAAATAGCAGCTTACTCGGAAGTAGATAAGATGGGAGGTATCTTTGGAGTGAAGGACATTAAGTCTATTTGGAAAGCGGGTGATACTGCTGCTGCCAGTGGTCTCGCTTATAACCCTACTATTGATAAGACAGTAAAAACGATTGAGAAAACATTTAGAAAATATGTAAATAAAAAGCAAGCATTTACTCTTTCCGAGTTAGACAATATAAGAAAAGATCTGTTCCGGAGACAAAGTAATGCAAACGCAAACGAAAAGCTTATTATCGGTAAGATGATTGACCAACTCGACAATGTGATACATAGCAAGCCTATTGAAGGTGCAGCAATGAAGCTTGCTAGAAACTTGCATGGGAAATACATGAAGACCAAACAATTAGACGATGCTTTCAATGCAGCAAGACGTAGTGCGGATGCTACAGGTTCAGGCGGTAATATATTTAATCTATATAAGCAATCTGTTAAAAACATTTTAAATAGTCCCAAAAAGATGAAATTCTTCGATGAGGTAGAAACAGCTGCAATGGAGGGTTTCTTAAAAGGACCTCCAACTGAGAAAATGATGCGCATCTTATCTAAAGCTTCTCCTACAGGTAACGGATTAATCTTTGTTTTGACCGCAGGTGCGGCAACCCAGAATCCTGCAGCATTAGCTCTATCAGCAGCAGGTTATGCCGCAGATCGTAGTTTGAAAAAAGGCATACAGAAAAAAGCAGGACAGCTCATCGACGACATTGGAACAGGATTTGCTAACACAGCACCGGCGGCGCCTCTACCAGGAATACCTACATTGATGTCCGTAACCGCAGGATCGCCTGCAGCTTTAAACAACCCGGCAGAGGGATTAATCGATACAATGCCTGCAACAGAATAAGGAAACGATATGCCAGAAGAACTTAAACAAATGACAGAAGATGATATACAAAGTATCGTAAGTGATGCTATAAAAGATGCTGTTGATTTCGTAGAAAGTGAAATTGCAGAGTCAAGGATCAAAGCTCAGCGTTATTTTGATGGGGAAGTAGATATTGGTGAGGAAAAAGGTAGATCTAAAATAGTATCTACAAAGGTTAGAGATACAGTAAGAGCAATTAAACCTAGTTTGATGCGTGTATTCCTATCCTCCGAAAATCCAGTCGAATATATCCCTGCTAATCAACAACAAGTAGAAATGGCAGATCAAGCTACTAAATTTGCTCATTACGCCTTCCAAAGAGAAAATGGCTATAAACTAATCAATGAAGCTATACATGATGCTTTAGTTAAAAAGACAGGCGTACTTAAAGCTTATTGGGAAGATACATCCGAATCAGAGATTTTTGATTACTCTCATTTGACAGAAGAAGAAATGACAGCCCTGGTAGGTGAGAAAGAGATTACCGTTGTTGAGCAAGAGGTTGAGATGCATCCTGTAACAAACGAAACAGGAGAATCTGTAGATAAGCCTTATTATTCTTTGAAAGTAAGTAGGGTTCAAACTAGTGGCAAATTATCCATTGAATCCGTACCTCCCGAAGAATTCTTTGTCGATCGGAATGCAAAAACCATCGAAGATGCTTATATTGTAGTTCATCGTACAGAAATGAGAGTCTCAGATTTAGTTTCAATAGGATATGATTTTGACCAAGTCTCAAAACTTTCAGGTTTAGCCTACGAAGATACATTTACTGATGCAGAGAAATACGAACGTTCAAATTACTCAGAAGATGCTAGTGAAGATATAACTGATCCTTCTATGCGATTAGTTGCTATATCGGAAGCCTATATGAGAATCGACGTTTATGGTACAGGCGAGGCAGTTATGCATAAGATTGTATTAGGCGGAGCATCTTACGAATTATTAGATCATGAACCGTGGGGTGACGTTCCTTTTGCAGTATTTGAAATTGATCCTGAACCACATACTTTCTACGGACGTTCTATTGCAGATTTGATTATGAACGATCAAGATGCATCTACAGCAATGATAAGAGGCTTATTAGATAATATTGCATTAACTAATAATCCTGCAATTGACGTAGTTGAAGGACAAGCGAATATCGATGATGTATTAAATAATGAAATCGGTGCTATACGACGAATCAAGTCACCTGGTGCGATTACGGTTAATGCCGTACCATTTATTGCAGGCCAAACTTTAGGCGCTGTTCAATATATGGATGAGCAAGTAGAGAATAAGACCGGTATCACTAGAGCTTCTATGGGATTAGATCCTGATGCTTTACAGAATACAACAGCAACTGCAGCACAGATTACTGCTCAACGAGGATCAGGACAAATCGAGGTAATCGCTCGAAACCTTGCAGAAGGAGGCATGAAACGCTTATTTAAACTGATATTACATCTATTAGTAGAAAACTCTTGTGAAGAGATGATGATGCGTTTAAACGGACAATATGTTCCTATGGATCCTCGCAGATGGAACGCAGATATGGAT